GGTGAAGTCAAAGATTATTTGAAAAAGAAATTTAAGCATGTTGCTTCTATTTCTACTTATACTTATTTTAAAGATAAGGGAGTTATCCGTGACGTTGCTAGAGCATTCTTGGTCCCACTTGGTGAAGTGGATAAGGCACTTAAGGGTATTGAAACATTTGAAGAGTATGAATCTTCCGCCAGTACAGAAGAATTCAGAAAGAAGTACCCTGAAATAACAAAGTATGCTTCTATGCTACGTGGCAAGATTCGTAGTAGTGGAATGCATGCATCTGGCGTTGTTGTTGCTAAAGATGATATTAGCAAATATGTTCCAATTGAAACTCGCAAAGACCCACAAGAATCTGTATCTGGTCGTATTCCTGTCGTAGCATATGACATGGAGCAGACAGCAGATTTAGGATTAATTAAGCTTGACGTACTTGGACTAAAAACACTTTCTGTTATTGATGATGCTATCAAGACAATTGCTCATATTAAAAAAGAAAAGATTGTCCTTAAGGATATATCTCTTGATGACCCTAAAGTGTTTGAGATGCTTTCAAGTGGATTTACAAAGGGTGTATTCCAAGCCGAAGCAACACCATATACAAATCTTCTCATGAAGATGGGTGTGGATAACTTTGAAGATCTCGCTGCTTCTAACGCACTGGTTCGTCCAGGTGCCATGAATACAGTTGGAGGATCGTATGTAAGGCGTAAAAAGGGTGAAGAGATGGTGACTTATGCTCACCCGATCATGCAGGAGTTTACTGCCCGTACATATGGGGTAATTATTTATCAAGAGCAGGTCATGCAAGCTTGCGTACACTTAGGTGGTATGTCTTGGGCGGATGCTGATAAGGTTCGTAAGATTATTGGTAAGAAGAAGGATGTTAAAGAATTTGAACAATATCAAGAAAAGTTTATCACGGGTGCCTCAAAGCATATTACGCCAGAAGATGCAGCCAAACTATGGCACGACTTTGAAGCCCATGCAGGTTATTCCTTTAACCGCTCTCATGCTATTGCTTACTCTATGCTTAGTTATTACACTGCTTGGCTCAAGTGTTATTACCCTCTTGAGTTTATGTTTGCCATTCTCAAGAATGAAAAGGATAAGGATGCACGTACTGACTATTTGTTGGAAGCAAAGCGATTGGGTATCAAAATCCTGCTTCCGCATATTAACGAGTCGGAACTTGACTTCAGCATTCAAGGCAACTCTATAAGATTTGGTTTGTCAAATGTTAAATACATTTCAGACAATATCGGTAGTAAGATTACTTCATCCAGACCATTCAAGTCATATGATGATTTTGTTAAAAAGGCGGGAAGCAAAGGTAGTGGTATTAATTCAAGAGCAGTAGAATCACTTAATAAGATCGGTGCTGCAGCATTTGAAGATAATCCACGCAAAGGCAATGAAAATGAAAACTTGTATGAATATCTTGGTATACCTAAGTTTGACACAGGTAAGTTAAGTCCTAAGATTAAATCTCAAGTTAATCCACTTGCAGATTTTCTTGAAGAAGGTTGCTTCGTATTGTTAGCAATGGTAAAGTCAATTAAAAAAGGTCCAACTTGGTCACGGGTTGAGCTGGTGGATGACACAGGCTCCATTGGTATTTTTCATGAAGTAAACACAAAGATTGAACCAGGAATGATGTACTTCTTCCTAGTTGGAGATAATCGTATTCATAAGTATGTCACAATCTCTGATGTAGTTGACAAAACAGATGAACCTTTTGTACAATGGTTATATCGTGACAAATTAAAGATTGATTCTGGTAAAAGATTAGTCCTTGATTTTACACATTATAAGACAAAAGCAAATAAAATGATGGCTCATATTATTCTATCTGATGCAGATAAGAATTTAGAACGAGTTATAGCTTTCCCAAAGATGTACACAAAAGCTTTGGATAAAATGCAGGCAGGCAAGATTTGCGACCCTGCAATTAAAAGAATGGAAGATGGAACACTAGTTATAGAGGAGGTTAGCTAATGGCTGACGAAACAACGCAAGATGAAGTACATGTAATAACAGATGCTGCTACTGCAGCAAGTGAAGCACCTCAAGATGAGAATGTAAATATCTCAATTGAACAAATTTGTGCTGCAATTATTAGCACATATAAGACAGTAGTAGTTCCGCTAGAGAACCTTTTGAAAGATTATTCTGGTAAGAATATTGCTGTAAGTCAAGATGAAGAGACAAAGGTTTTGACCTTTACTCTTGCAGATAATCCACCAGCAGAAAATTCTGAGGAATCTTCAGTAGAAGCAGAGTAAATGCTGTATAATATAAGTATATGGCTCAGTCCTACATACTTAAAGGTACGGAGAACGAATATCTTCTAGTTGTAAGAGCAGAAGATGAAAAAGCAATCTATAATATAATAGATCTATTAGCAACTAGCCGTAACGAAGATATAAAAGAAGTAGCAATTGAATTAGAGAAGAGTATGCATGATAACGGAAGAGATTCTAGCAAAGCTGGATCCAAAAACAAGAGCAAGACTGCAGTTAGCAACAACGGTAAACGTAGAAAAACAAAAAACTCCTAGTATTGGCTTAACTATGTCACTCAAAGGTGGCCTAGGTTTTGGTCGTCAGGTACTTATTTGGGGAAATAAATCTGCTGGTAAGTCATCATTTTGTTTACAGATGATTGGTCAAGCACAAAAAGAAGGTAAAACTTGTGCTTGGATTGATGCAGAAGCATCATATGATCCTGCTTGGGCTGCTAAGTTAGGCGTAGATTCTGATAAGTTAATTTACTCTCCTGCTAAATCAATTAATGATATGGTAGATGTTGCACAACAACTTATGGAGGCGGGTGTAGATATTATTGTTGTAGACTCTATCTCTGCTCTATTACCTGCAATCTATTTTGAAAAAGATAGTTCTGATTTGAAGAAACTTGAAGACACCAAACAGATTGGTGCAGAAGCAAAGGATATGACACATGCAGTTAAAATGCTTAACTATGCCAATAAAAATACACTACTCGTTCTTATCTCTCAGCAGAGAAATCAGTTTGGAAGCATGCATGCTTCCCACATCCCAACGGGGGGAATGGCGGTTAAGTTTTTCTCCAGCACAGTCATCAAGCTCTGGGCATCCGAAGCTGATGCAAATGCTATTAAGTCTGGAATCCAAGTTGGCGATAAAATTATTGAACAAAAGGTTGGCAGACCCGTCAACTGGATCATTGACTACAATAAGACGGGACCAATGGGGCTATCTGGTCAATATGACTTTTACTTTCAAGGGGATAAAGTCGGGGTTGACAGCGTAGGAGAAATCCTAGATGTTGCTGAAATGATGGGTATTGTCCAAAAGGGTGGTGCTTGGTATACAGTAAATGAAGAGCGTTTTCAAGGTCGTGCAAAAGCAGTAGAGTACCTTAGAGATAATCCAGATGTAGCAGAAAAATTGATTGGAGAAATTTATGACAAGTCTTGAATCTTTCCTTAATGGAAACAAAAAGGTTTCAGAACCAACAACGACAATGGAACCAGCAAGTGGTTCATTTATGTGTCAAAATACAGAATGTAACGAAGTTGTTTATGAAGGATATATTGATAGATCCCATAATAAATTGAAGTGGGTTTGTAGTAATGGTCATGATTCGGCGGTATCAATTTAGTGTCAGAGCGTGGAGAAGTAAAACGTGATGGAGCAAAAGCACAAAAAAATTCAGGGCGTGGTGACTACCAAAAGGGTGATGCCATCTGGAACGACTTTGTGGTTGATTACAAGGAGTACTCCGCTAGTATTGCCATATCAAAACAAATTTGGGCAAAAATTTGTACGGATACTTTTAAAGTTAGTCGGGATAAATATCCAGTACTTAAATTGATTTTAGGCGGGGAAGGAACAAAAACTCGTCTAGCAGTAATTGAATGGGCATTGTTTGAGCAAATGGTTGAATGTTGGGAGGAGCATAATGGACAGCAAGTATGAAGTAACTGATTTCCAGGAGTGGCTAGAATTTGGTCATAGCAAAGGCTGGATTAGTGATGTATTCTGTAGTACCCATGATGGTGGGCCTATGAGCGATGAAGAACAACAGGAATGGGAAGATGGCGGAGACCCTTGTATGTTCTGTATTAGGGTGAATGAACTTGACTGAGAAGCCCATCATAGAAACAATTAGCGAACTTACTGAATTCAATGATATGAAAGAGTTCATGAATGACTCTGACTTGGACTACGCTCTAGATTTGATTATTAAGTTGATTGCAAAGCCTGATGTTCCAGCAACTAAGGCTCCAGATCTTATTGTTAAGATGCAAGCGTTATCTGCAAAATTTGCTCTGATGGCTAGATATTACACTACCTTTGAAAAAGGTGGGGAGAACGCAAAAAAGAAGAATGTTTACTTTACAGCAGAAGATGCAATAAATAAAATTGTAGATGCATTAAAATATAGCGCAAGATATGGGGCATAATGGCTAGAGAAATAATAGCTAATTTAAAGTTTCAGAAAATGTCAGACCCAGATGGATTTGATATTGCAGCATTTGCGAAAATGTATGAAGAAGCAGTTTTAAGTGAAAAGAGACCTGATGCATTTACTCAAAAGAAAACTTTTAGTCCTAGTTCTATTGGCTATGGTAATGGTAATTGCCCTAGATATTGGTTCATTGCTTTTACTGGTGCTGAGTTTGAAAATGAAACTGACGCTATGGGTGTCATTAATATGGATAACGGCACGTATGTCCATGAACGCATTCAGAAAATCATGGCTAAAACGCCAGTATTCAAAGCAAATGAAACAGAAGTTACCCATGATGATCCACCGATTAGAGGATTTGCAGATACTTTTATTGACTGGAATGGAGTAGAAGTAATCGGTGAGATTAAATCTGCTAAACAAGAAATTTTTGATATTCGTCAAGCAGAGATGCAACCATTGCCATACCATAAGGTTCAGCTTTTGACTTATATGAAAATTCGTGGAGCAAAGCAAGGTTTCTTTTTCTATGAAAATAAAAATGATAATTCATTCTTGATTATTCCCATTAATATGGATGAAAAGAATACAAAGCTTGTTGATGATGTCTGGGGTTGGATGCGTAAGGTTTACTCAGCATATGAAGCGGGAACCCTGCCAGAGCGTAAATTTACTAAATCTACTTGGGCTTGTAAAGGTTGTCCTGTCAAGAAGACATGCTGGGCTGAGAAGAAAGATCTCGGTGAAGTTGATATAGAACCTTTGGTGCTTGAAAAATGATATGTGCTTATGATAAATGTCAAGGTCTAAAAGAATTTGAACCAAAGACTCACAATCAAAAATATTGTTCTGATGAATGCTGTCGTATAGCCACTAATGAAAAATTAAAGGCTGATTATTACGACAAAAAAGCTCGCCTTAATGGTAAGAAAAGAATTTGCAAGACTCCTAAATGTGGATCGGTACTTAGCAGATATAATGAAGGAAAAATTTGCAATAAGTGTATTGCCAAGGTTGAATCTGATAAGAAGAAAGAACTTATAGAGATGGTGAAACGTGTCTCTAGCTAGTCTATCCCGCCCTAATGCTCATAAAGTGCTAGGCATAGATGCCAGTACAAATAGCTTTGCTTTCTGTTTAATGCATGAAAAAGAAGCTGTAAAATGGGGCGAAGTTAGATTTGAAGGCTCAGATGTCTATGAAAGAATTCTTGATGCGAAGCGTAAGATAAGATCTTTTAAGCATGAATTAGATTTTGATTTTGTTGTAATGGAAGCAGCTATTTCAGTTAAATCTGTTGCAACAGGAATTAAGATGGCATACGTATTTGGGGTAATTATGTCAGAATTATTAAGCGATGGGGTAGAGGTTAAAGAAGTAACTCCAATTGCCTGGCAAAGTGCAATAAATAATAAAAATTTTAATAAATCTGAAAAAGAAGCAGTTAGATTAGAATTTCCTAATAAATCTGATAACTGGATTAAAAATAAAATTAGAGAAAAAAGAAAGCAAAAAACTATAAATTGGGTTAAAGATACATATGGGATATCTCTTGAATCAGACAATGTGGCAGATGCATTTGGGATTGCCGCTTATTATGTTGTGTCTAATACATAGTTTGCGATATTCCTATAATGTGGTACAATGATGTTATATGGGTAATGTTAAATATATTATAAAAATAGGAGATAAATTTAATAAGTTAACAGTTATTGATCAAATTCGTGTTTTTAAAAAAGATAGTAATCTATCTAAAGGTATGAAGTGGGTTTGTGTTTGTGAATGTGGCGGAAGCCCAAAACCTTGTACATCTTATGATTTAGTTAAGAATAAAGTTGTTTCTTGTGGTATATGTTCAAAGCAAGATGCAGGAGCCTCCTATAGAAAAAATGGCACGTCAAATCCTTCAAGAAATGTTTGGAGAAATTACAAACAAACAGCACTACGTAGAGGTCTTGAGTTTGACTTAGATTATGATTTTTTTATGTCAATTATTACTCAAGATTGCACATATTGTGGGTTATCTGAAATTAGTTATTTTAACCCTAAAAATAGTTGGGAAAAGCAATTCAGATATACGGGTATTGATAGAATAGATTCTTCAAAAGGATATTTAAAAGAAAATATTCATCCTTGTTGCAAGCATTGCAATATGTCAAAATCAAATAGAACAGAAAAAGATTTTTATGAATGGATTGAAAAAGTTTATAATAAAATGAAATCTTGTGAGGAGGTATAATGGCTAAAGGATATACACCCTGGGAAAACAGGGACTGGGTATACAAGAGATACGTAGTTGAAAAGAAAACTGTTCTTCAAATGGCTATGGAAGCTAGATGCTCTCATATGACTATTCAAAGAGCGTTGGAAAAGTTTGATTTGATTAAAAAACCTAGAAAATGGAGTAAGTAATGGATTTTCCAGATTATGACTGTGTAATTCTTGAACCATCCTCTGACGAGAATGTAAGTTCAATACCAGTTTTAATTTATCCTGTTTTAAATAGATTTGATTTACTCAAAAAATCTTTACAGTCTATAGATCATCCAATTGATGAAATTTTAATTATCAATAATAGTTCTGATAATGATAATACTATTGGGTTACAAGAAGAGTTTTCACATCTTAATATAAGAGTGCTAGACCTACCATCCAACCTTGGATGTTCTGGTTCTTGGAACTTAGGTATTAAGTTGTATCCTCATGCTCCATATTGGATGTTTGGCTCTGCAGATACTTCAGCAAATCCAGGAACCTTTAAAGAGTTTGCAGCACAAAGTGGAAAAGATAGAGCGGTATTTATTGAAGGTGTTCAGTTTAGCCTGTTTAGTATTGGTGAAGATATTGTTGCTAAGACAGGTCTTTTTGATGAATACATTTATCCAGCATATTATGAAGATGAAGATTATACTGAAAGATTTTATCTAGATGGGTTTAAGATTCATTTGTTGTCTAATGCTTCAGCGGACACTGGTGGAGTTTCACAAACAATTAAAAGTAACCAATCTTTTCAAAAAATTAATGATAGCATAAGTCATGAAGCAAATCGTGATTATTTTAATAACAAAAAGGCAATAGGAGATTACACGCCTAAAGGATGGGATCTTGATAGAAGAAGAATGAATGAGTGGTTAAAGTAATGATACCTGTACTTATTATTCCAGTATTAAATAGGTATGATCTTCTTGATCAGGCTTTATCTTCAATAAATTATCCAGTTCAAGAAATATTAATTATTAACAATGGTGTTGAAAAGTATATTTCAAAAAAAGAAAATTTAAATGTAAGAGTGCTTAACCTTCCTTCAAATCTAGGAGTAAGTGCCTCATGGAATCTTGGGATTAAGCTTTACCCACATGCACCTTACTGGCTTTTTTCTTCAACAGATTTAACATTTGGCGAGGATTCTTTGAAAAAGTTTAATGATTTTGCTGGGTCAAAAAATCATGTTAAAAGTAATGTTTCTTATAGTTGTTTTACAGTAGGTGAAGATATTGTAAGAAAAATTGGTTTGTTTGATGAATATATTTATCCTGCTTATTTTGAAGACAATGACTATGATGACAGAATGGTTTTGGCAGGGATGAAAGAATTTATGTTAAGCCCAGGAATTCATATGGAACAGTTGGGTGGAACTCCATCTCAAACAATTAAAAGTGATGCAGAACTTATGTCAGCAAATAATAAAACATTTAATCTTAATGAAAGATATTACAAACATAAAAAAGAAACAGGAGATTATTCAGTTAAGGGCTGGGATCTTAACAGAAGAAGGGAAAATGAATGGCTACGATAGAAGAATTTTATAAATATACGGGAGTACCAGTAGATTTAAATAAATTTGAAACAATTTTTAATGAAACTGAATCTGATAAGTCTACAAGACATAACTATCATGAGATATATTCTGCTTTATTCTCAAATAGAGATTCTGTAAATAATATCCTTGAAGTTGGAATATATCGTGGAGGTTCTTTAAAGTCTTGGAAGCATTTATTTAATAGTGCGAATATATTAGGTTTAGATTATGAAACCGCCTTTTTCTTTGAAGAAGATAGAATACAAACTATGTATGTTGATCAAAGGGATATTAGAACTTTTTATGATGTTTATGATTCTATTGGATCTAAAATTTACGATTTTATAGTTGACGATGGCTGTCATGATCCTATTGAAACTCTTACCACGTTTAATGCTGTCCTTCCTTGGCTTAATGTAAATGGTTGGATAGTAATTGAAGATATTAGATTGGTTGATGAAATTACTTGGCAAAAAGTATCTGATTCATTACCATCAAACTATAAATCATTTTTGATTAACATGAATCATTTGCGTGATATGGAAAATGATCCACACAAACTAAAAGATAATATTGTTTTAGCAGTTAAGAGAATATCATGACCGAGCCAAAGTTTGGAATTATTGCTGTAGATTATGAAAATCATGTACCTAGACAGGGAATGGTTGATGGATTACAATCAATAGCAAATCAAACATACAATAACTTTGAAATTGTTATTTGTCATGATGGTCCAAAAGCTAAACCTTATTCGGAAGAAATAGATTTTGCGGGGATGGGATTAAATCCACATCTTATTAATACACCTGAATGGAAGGGTGAGTGGGGTCATTACTCTAGAGATCATGCCATGAAGTATGCGTATGAGAATATGCCAGATTGTGATTATTATATTCAATTTAATATAGATAATAAATTTGAACCTCATGCATTTCAGGTTATTGCAGACAAAATAAAAGAAACAAAGTCTGATATAATTATATTTACAGTAAGACATTATAAGGCTGCAGGAGGACAACCGTTTAGAGGTATTCCACCAGTTAATTGTAATATTGATGTAATGCAAGTTGTAGCCAGTAAAGAAATGTGGGCTAAAACTAATTTTTGGTATAGGTATGAAGGCACAAGTGATGGCTTTATATATGAAAAAATGTGTAGTGAAAATAGCTGGGTTAACATAGAAGAGTGTCTAGGAGACAATTACTAATGAAGAGAGTATTACTAACAGGAGCATCAGGTTTCGTAGGAAGCCATGTGCTACGCCATTTCTTGGTGAACACAGATTGGGAAATTGTTTGCCCAACTACCTTTACTCATAAAGGAATTCAAGATCGCATTCGTGTTGCTACTGATGGAATTGAAGATGCATTTAAGCGTGTTAAGGTTGTCAAGACAGACCTAACAGCACCTGTATCTCCTGTGACAGCAGCGGTATGGGGAAGAATTGATTATGTTGTTAATGTAGCAAGTGAGAGTCATGTCAAGAGAAGTATTGAAGATCCAGCAAACTTTATCCTTAACAATGTTGCTTTAATTTGTCACCTATTAGATTGGGCAAGAACCCAACCTTCAATTGAAAAGATTGTTCAGGTTTCAACAGATGAGGTTTATGGTCCAGCAGAAGAAGGCTATGAGCATAAAGAGTGGGTTGATTTGCATCTACCAAGTAATCCTTATGCAGCATCTAAGGCAGCACAAGAAGATGTTTGCTTCGCCTACTGGAGAACTTATGGTCTTCCAATTGCTATTACAAACACAATGAATATCATTGGTGAAACTCAGGATTCAGAAAAGTATGTTCCAATGATTATTAAAAAGATTTTCAATAATGAAACTGTAACTGTTCATGGAAATCCAAAAACTGGTGAGATTGGAAGTCGTTATTTCCTTCATGCCAGAAATCAAGCAGATGGAATCCTACACGTCCTTAGCCAAAACTTTCCAAAGTATGGTGAAGCACCTGTTCCAGAAAAGTGGAATATTGTTGGTAAAGATGAATTGACTAACCTAGAAATTGCACAAGCAGTTGCAAAGTGTATGGGTAGAGAGCTTAAATATGAAATTGTAGATTTCAATGATTCACGTCCAGGTCATGATATGCGATACGCATTAAGTGGAGATAAGATGAAGGAATCTGGTTGGACACCACCATATTCATTTGAAGAGTCATTACAGAAAACTGTAGATTGGACATTGAAGCATTCTGAGTGGTTGGCACTATAAAAGTGCAGACTAAGATTTTTGGATTTGAGGAGATCCACGTTCCAGTTCATACAGATGAGCGTGGGTCTTTCCAACAATGGTTTACTCAAAAATCATTCGGCGGGTTTAAGAATTTTGAACCTGTTCAGGCTAACACATCAGTTTCAAAGCATGGAGTCATTCGTGGCATTCATTATAGTACTGTTGACATAGGGCAATCAAAGATGGTAATATGTGTCAGTGGAAAGATTCGTGATGTTGCAGTAGATATCAGAAAAGATTCTGAAACATTTGGTCAGTATGATGTAATAGAATTAGAAGAGAATTCAGGCAAAGTTGCTTGGATATCTGCAGGTCTTGGTCATGCTTTTGAAGTATTAAGTGAATCAGCAACTATAGTTTATCTATTATCATCTGAATATAATCCTAATTTTGAAAAAGAGATTAATCCTCTAGATGTAGACTTAAATATTAATTGGGTTACAAAAGATCCAATCCTATCAGAAAAAGACAGAAAGGCAGAAAGCTTCCATGATTTCACCTCAAGACTATGAGACTTTATATCTTCATTCGGTAAATGCTCCAGCAGGTAACGCTATCCTTAGACAATGCATGAAGATTGCTAAAATGCTTATAGATAAAAACATTTCATATGGAAATTCATTTCAAAAACCTATTGGTATTTTTAGTAAATTACCAGCAAGGGAACAAACTTTAATCAGAATAGATGATAAATTAAATAGATTAGCTTCTGGACAAAGTTTTGGCGATGAGGATACGATCTTGGATCTTGTAGGGTATCTAATACTCTTATTGGTTCTTGATGATAAGAATCGGTAGTTTATTTTTATCTATGATATAATATTATTATGAATAAGGGACAGAAGAAAAGTAAGAATTTTTCTAGAAATATGATAAATATTGGGGATAACTATAATAGTTGGACGATTATTCGTCATGAATATCAAGGTAATTGGTTGTGTAGATGTGTGTGTGGCACAGAAAAAATTGTAGATGGGTATACACTTATTAAAGGAACCAGTCGTCAATGCCATATATGCGGGAATAAAGAAAGAGCTAGCAAGTTAAAGATAGGGGGCGATCATGTTGCCGCTAAACAAGCATATGCTAAGTCTAGAGCACAGGCAAAAGAGAGAGGCTTTGAGTATAATTTAAGTTTTGATTTTTTTTATTCTATAAGTAAAAAAGATTGTTATTATTGCAATTCATCCCCAGAAGGAGGGTACTGGGAAAATTCTTCTTATAAAAAAGATTGGCATGAAGCCTTTATTTCAAATGGTATTGATAGGTTTGACAACCTTATTGGATATTTAGAGGAAAATGTAGTCCCCTGCTGTATTCGTTGTAACAGAGCTAAAAATAATATGAGTATAAAAGAATGGAAAGAAAAAATTATACAATGGAATGAATGGCTTAATAAATATATGCTTGACATGAACAGTAATAAAGAGGTATAATTAGATATGCCTATTTATCAATATTGTTGCATAGGGTGTGATGAAGATGTTGAAATAACTAGAGGATTTAATGATCCAGAAGAAATCCCTGAATGCCAGCTAGGTCATAGAATGACAAGAGTTTACAATACATTTGGCATCCAATTTAAGGGTGGCGGATTTTATAGTACGGGAGGCTAAATGTCAGAATTAGAAGTTGCAGGTCAGTTTGATCAAATGAATAAAGTCGTTGAAGAATTGCTGAAAGGTAGTACTTCATCGCAAATTGCTAAAACAACAGGCTTAACTCGTGTGCAAGTTGACAACCATATCAAGACCTGGAAAGAATTAGTCCAAGATAACACTGCTATTAAAGCTCGTGCTAAGGAAGCTTTGGCGGGAGCAGATGAGCATTACAGCATGCTTATCAAAGAAGCCTGGAAAACATTAGAACAAGCAGATGCTCAAGATGCATTGCCTGTTAAAACACAAGCACTCAAGTTAATTGCTGATATTGAAGCAAAGCGTATTGATATGCTTAATAAAGCGGGAGTGCTAGAGAATAGCGACTTAACCGATCAGATTCTAGAATCAGAGCGTAAGCAAGAAATTCTTGTAAGTATTTTAAAAGAAGTTACTGCTAATTGTGACCATTGTAAGTGGGAAGTAGCAAAGAGATTATCAGAAGTGACTGGGCAAGTTGAAGCGGTAGTAATTAATTAATGTCAGATTTTAATATCTTTTTAGACGCTTTAAGCGGTGATGAGTTTGATGAAACTCCTGTATCTGTGGAACAGTTTGTAACAGATAAGGCGTATCTTGGATTACCACCATTATCTGAAAATCAATACATAATGATTCGTGCTTCTACACAGATTTACAAACAAGATACATTAATAAGAATTTACGGCGAAGATGAAGGTCGTAAAATATTTAAACAAACATGTAATGAAATTATTATGCAATTGGGTAAAGGTTCGGGTAAGGACTATACCTCTACAATTGCTTGTGCTTATGTGGTATATCTTTTGTTATGCTTAAAAGATCCTGCTGTTTACTTTGGTAAGCCTCCAGGGGATGCTATTGATATTATTAACATTGCTATTAACGCTGTGCAGGCTAACCGAGTTTTCTTTAAAGGATTTAACCAGCGTATTGAAAGATCCCCTTGGTTTCAGGGCAGATATGTTGCTAAAGCAAATATGGTTGAATTTGATAAAGGTGTAACAGTTCACTCAGGTCACTCAGAATCAGAAGCCTGGGAAGGTTATAACGTATTGATTGTTATCCTTGATGAGATTTCAGGATTTGAATTGGAATCAACATCTGGACACCAGAATGCAAAAACTGCATCATCTATTTATAAAATGTATAAAGGATCTGTTACATCTCGTTTCCCAGATTTTGGAAAAATTATTTTGCTTTCATTCCCACGTTTCAAACTTGACTATATTCAACAGAAATACAATGAAGCGGTGGCAGAAAAAGAAGTAGTTCTTAGACATCATAAGTTTAAAGTAGATCCAGATCTGCCAGATGGTACAACAGGTAATGAATTTGAAATTGAATGGGAAGAAGACCATATCATTTCATATCGTATGCCTAAGATATTTGCATTAAAGAGACCTACATGGGAAATCAACCCTACTCGTAAAATTGAAGATTTTACAGAAGCTTTTTATAGTGATCCACAAGATGCACTTATGCGTTTTGCATGTATGCCTCCAGATGCAACAGATGCGTTCTTTAAAAATAGAGCAGTCATTGAAAAAGCATTTGCTAATCCTAAATTAAATGTAGACGAGTATGGTAGATTTGATGATACATTTAAGCCTAATCCAGAGCGTACTTATTTCATGCACGTTGACTTGGCTCAAAAGCATGACCATTGTGCAGTAGCATTAGCACACGTTGAAGGCTGGGTTACAATGAAAATTGGTGAGAACTATAAACAAGCAGCACCTAGAGTTGTAGTTGATGCAGTAAGATATTGGACACCTACAGCATCAAAATCAGTTGATTTTACAGAGGTTAAAGATTACATTATCTCCATTAGAGATCGTGAATTCAACCTTAAGATGGTCACATTTGACCGTTGGAATTCACATGATATGATGCAACAGCTTGGCGTACATGGAATTAAAACAGAAATCTTATCAGTAGCAAAGAAACATTATGAAGATATGTCTCTTACTTTAACTGAAGAAAGATTACATGGTCCAAAAATTCAGTTACTTATTGATGAGTTGTTACAACTTCGTATTGTTAAGGATAAGGTAGACCACCCAAGAAAAGGCTCTAAAGACCTTTCTGACGCAGTTTGCGGAGCAGTCTTTAATGCGATATCATTAACACCACCAGATGCTGACAGAGAAGTAGAAATCTATAATTACTCTGGAGTGTTCGGTGATGAATTAGAACAATTAAAGCGGGAATCAGATGCAAGATTAAAGAATACTATTAAGTTTCCAGAAAAGAAAGTTATGCCAGCAGATATAAGAGATTTCTTTGATGATGACGACAGTGAATACAAAGATATAGTTGACAACTTCCGAATACTCTAGTAGAATACATCTACAACAACAGACAAGGAATATAATGTTAGCAAACGGAACTATTAAAACAATTGAAGATGAAGAAGATATTTATATTAGTTTAACTTCACTATGTGAATATTTTGTACAATCATCAGTAAATATGAGACAAGAAATTAAACACAGCAATCCTGCAGATAAGCGTTATGCAAGTGGTCTTTATGATATGATGCATACAATTGCACAGGAAATTGTTGAACTTGGAAAGTTTGAAGCACAACGCCGTATGATTAATGGTCCAGAAGATTTGTTGCGTATGATTGACAAACATAATGGTGGTAGTGTAGAATAAGAGAAACATTCCCAGGTAATTCAATTGGTAGAATGCCAAACTGTTAATTTGGAGGTTGCTGGATCGTGCCCAGCCCTGGGAGCTAGAAATTATTAATCCAACTATAGAAAGAGTATAATTATGACTATGACAGCAGAAGCAGTAGAAGAGCAAAAGGTTGAAAAGCAATATGTTCTAAAGGCTATTGATCGTTGTGATTCATGTAATGCACAAGCACTTGTTTTAGTTAAAGGTGTTACAGGCGAATTAATGTTTTGCAATCATCATTATAATAAAAATGCAAAAGCTCTTGAAATATTTGCATATGAAATTATTAATGAGTCAAGCAAGCTTATACAAAATAAACTTATGGGATCTGAAAACTAAATCAAGCACTACGGCTGGCTGGTGGTCAGATGGTGTCTTATATGCATCCTAGAGTTGGGTCCAATTCCCAAGTAGTGTACAATAAATATATGAAATTTGATAATTGTGGAACAAATGCTGGGTACATGAAGCATTATAGAATTAAAGATAATCCTTGTAATGAATGTTTAATTGCACATTCTGAGTACACAGGCTCTTGGGCAAAGAAAAATCCAGAAAAAATGTATTTAAATACAAAGAATTGGCGTAAAAAACATCCTGAGTATACACAAAAAAGATATTCTTCTAATAATTATTTGAATAGCAAAAAATGGAAAGAAAATAATCCAGAAAAACATAGAGAATCTTGTAGAAAAGCAGATAGAAAAAGAAGATCAGTATACTCTGAACCATATACTGAATTGCAGGTGATTAGTTTGTACGGAACAGTCTGTCATATATGTAATAAAGAAATAGATTTTGATGCACCCAGAAAAGTCGGTACAAAGGGTTGGGAAATGGGTTTACATATTGAGCATGTAATTCCGTTATCTAAAGAGGGATCAGATACATTAGAAAATGTTCGTCCATCTCATGGAATCTGTAACTTGCAAAAAGCAAATCATTAATGCTATACTTATATTAAGGCTGTAGACGGCACACTTTAGGATACGGGGATAGTTACGAGTAACCAAGTAACCCGTGAGATGAGTTCTGCGGGAGACTTCTTAGGGCAAGCCATTCACATGTGCATGGAATCCGTCACAGCCCCATTGCCGTAATAACTCAGAGGTAGAGTGTCGCACTTGTAATGCGAATGTCGTGGGTTCAAATCCTACTTATGGCTCTAATGATGTATAATAGTCTTATCATGACAGCTGCACACGATCAAAACATGACATTCTCAATTCTGGCACATATACCAGAACATGATCCACGAGAAGAAGATCCAAACTATAAATATTTCAACGCTGCTAAAAAGAAAATTAAAGCAGCGGGACTTTGGAAATGTGCTATCAATGATGATTTATGCGGTGGTCAAATGGAATTACACCATACACACATAGAATTTAGTCAAATTCCTAATGCTGATAAAGCTAAAGTAGAAGAATATTTTGGACTACATTTTACAGATAACAATGAATTTCAAGTTTGGCTGGAAAGTCCAGGAAACCTTGAAGTATTATGCACAAATCACCATAGAACACACTACGGGATACATACATTGCCACATGCCCTCTGGGAATCCCTCCGATTTAGGAAAAACGGGACTTTACCAGCAGCGGAAGTTATTACAAAAGCAGATATGAAATCCCTTAAGACTAATGATATAATTAATACAGATAATAAAATCCAGGGGGAAATAAAAAATGGCAATTAATCATCAAGTAGTAGCTCTTAATGCTAATACAGCAACAACAGTTAGTATTCCGCAAGCAAATCAAGCACCATATGAATCTAAAGTTTCATATTCATTTCAAAATTTAGATGCATCTCTTCCTATATATATAGGAGGTTCAGGAGTGACAACTTCATCTTATGGATATGCTTTGTTTGCGGGTCAAGTTTATAGTGCAGATTTACTAGCATCAGATATTATATATGCAATTTCAGCCTCTGGTACACCAAGTGTAGCAGTGTTTGCTGCGGAGGTTTAATATGAGTGTCAAAGGTTGGCAAGCAGCCCCTGCTATTTTGTATTATGGAAATTTTTTCTCTACAATTACACAATCAAGTGCGGGGATAACATCAGATAATATCGTCCCTTGGAACAGTACAAATATTGCTAAAGGTGTTGCAATATCTCAATCTGATGCTACAAAAATAATTTTTGCTAACAGCGGAACTTATAATATAAATTTTCTTGGTCAATTTGTATTCAGCGGTGGAGCAAGTAATTATAATATTGAATGTTGGTTTACAAAAAATGGTTCAATTGTTCCAAACTCAGGATATACTTTTACAACTACAAGTGCTCAAAATGCAGCCGTGTTGGCGAACCTTGAAACACCAATTTCAGTTGTTCCTGGAGATTTTGTTCAATTTCATTGGTGGTCAGGTGCAGCGGGGATGCAGTTAGTTTATACAGCAGAAGGTACAAATCCAACACGTCCTGGTTCTCCAAGTGCTAATTTAACTATATTTAACGTAGGATAACAATGCCATATCATATTGAACGTGAAGGTAATAAATTTAAAGTTGTAGTAGATGCAACTGGTAAAGTTGTAGGTACACATCCATCAAAAGCACAAGCACAAGCACAGCTTGGAGCATTGTATGCAAATGTTCCAGACGCTCACATCAAAAAAGAACGTGGCACAATTGCGGGAGATTCAGCAGCTAATTCTGGTCGCATTAGCGGTGGAGTAGGTTGGAAACTTGAATTTAATACTCCAGATTGTCAACATGGATGGTCAGTAGTTAAAGTAGGGTCGGGACAATCAATAGGTTGTTTCTTTAAAGAAGAAGATGCAAAAGCAGCATTAGAAGCATTAGCAGTTACAGAGCCAGTGGTTAAATGTATGACTTGCGGTTGCGATATGTTAGGTGTTGATCATGTTTGTATTGATAGTGATGTTAAAAAAGATGATGTCAGCGGTCAAACAAAACAAAATGAACAAGAAGGAATCGGTTCATTAAATTTTTGGAATGGATCTTTTGCCCCCGTAATTGGTGGTCAAGCATCTGGTGGGTGGATGTCAACATATAACTCTCCTACACAGCATGATGGTAAGCAAAGTGTAGGGTTTGGCAACCATTCGGATCCAAAAGGTCGCAGTAACCAATAAAATCTGATATAATATATATCATCAACTGGATGTAGATCAATTGGTAGATCGCTCGGTTTGGGTCCGAGAGGTTGCAGGTTCAAGTCCTGCTATTCAGACTATACCAGCCTTCGGGTGGTATAAATATAAAAACTAACTCGCTTATTGAAAGGAGCAAAGTTAAAAATGTCACACGTACAACAATCAACTAGCAGCAATGCCTTCGCAATGTATTCAACAGTAGGGCAAACTTCACTAACTAATACAACTTATTCAAATCCATCACTATATGTAACCACATATGGTGGATCAAACATATCTAATCATTTTATTGGATGGGATGATCAAATTAAAAATCTAGAAAAAATTGGGGAAAAAATTG